CCTCACCATCCGCGACGCGGATCGAGTGGTTCTGGGCGGCCTTCGCATCTGCGCCGCGTAGCACGCCGTCGAACGGCACGCTCTTGCGCCCGCTACCGTCGGAGTAGATCAGGCCGTCGCGGGTCAGGTAGCTCTCCTGTCCGAACTCCTCGGCCAACATGCGGCCCTGCCAGCGCGGACCCACGACGAGGAAGGTGGTTCCGTCGGGGTCCCCTAAGTAGACGCCGCGCAGCTCGACGTGCTGGTGGCCCAGCGCATCAAGCCGCGCACGCATCTCGTCAGGGCGGTCTAGCAGGTCTGTGTTCGGGCTGACGATGAACCAGTTGTCGGCCTCGAAGGCGAGGTTCGGGAAAGCGGCGAAGGCCGAGATGTCGGCGACCTTGGACCCGCCGAACGTGTCGACCTCGAGCGCGTTGGTTGCGTCGGCCTCGGCAGTGACTACCTGTCGCGGCAGCTCGACGTTCGCGAACTCACTGGTCAGGGGCGGCAGCGCCTCCGAGAACTGAGCCAGCTTGGCGGGGTCGTCAGACGCCGCGTAGCCTTTGAAATTCCCGCTGTCCCAGATCTGCACGACGTGCGCGAACTGGTCAGAGAGGATCGCCTCCAGCTCCGCGCTCGACACTTGCAGGTCGGTCATGCCCTCGATCTCGTCGCCGCCAGTCTGCAGCACCTCCGCGCGCTTTGCGGCCAGCGTGTCGGCGTCGAAGTACAGGCTCTTGAACGCGTCCTTCTTGGCCTCGTTGGCGGCGTAGACGTCAGATGGCCCGCCCAGCTTCTCGGCGGTGATGAACAGGCCGCCCGGCGTCAGAAGCTCCTTTACGCGGGCGATCTGCGCGCCGCGCTTGTTAGAGATGAACTGGAACACCATAGCCTCGTGGACCACGTCGTACGTTTGGCCCTCCGGGTCGAAGATGTTGATCGCGGTGCCGTCGTCCTCGGTCCACGCAAGCGTGCCCGCTTCCTCCGCGCTGCCGAAGGCGGTCAGGCTGTACTCGACGCCCGGCACGGCGGGCTTCGCTTCGAAGGACGCCTGCATCGAGACGTTCGGATCCAGTGCCACTGCTGTGGCTCCCGGGCTGTCGGACACCACCTGCTTAACCATCGCGCCCTCGGACGCGCCGAGGTCGAGAATAGACCCCGTGCCGATGACCCGCGAGATTGCGTAGCCCACCGCGTCCTGCATCTCCCGGTAGCCCGGGATCGACGTCTGGATGTGGTCTTCGAAGTTGCCGGAGAACCTACCCCGGCGCTCTGCGAAGGACTTGACAGCTGCGGGCAGCGTGATGACCGGCACGTAGTCCGCCAAGTTGGACGCCTGCTGGCGCACCCCCGCCGTCACGTCCGCGAAAAACTGTGCGAACTTGCGCCCGTCGCCCGCCAGCTCCCGGCCTGCGACGACGTCCGCGCGTTGATCTTTAGGCGGGTCCACTTGCATCAGCTCGACGGTGTTCGGGGCACTCAGCTCGCGCTCGACTTCGAGCCGAGCCGCGTCCTCGTACGAGATGTCGCCGCTGTCGCGAACGCCCATCTCTGCGTACAGGCGCTTCTCGTAGTACCACAGGATCGCTTGTACATCCGCGATGCTCAGGCGCTCGCCGGTGCGGCGCTCGACCTCAGCCCGGGTAGCTTGCGCCACCTCCAGCATGAAGGCTCGGTCGGCGGCCCCTGCGGGCTGCTCGTCGAGCTGCACGAACGCGGCTTTGTACAGCGTATTGGCGGCCTTCTCGGCCTCGGTGCCGTTCTTGAAGCCCTTGTCTTTGTAGCGGTTCGCGTACTCAGTGGCGTAGTTGAGGGCCTGACTGTCAGTCAGGTCTGGCCGGTCGATCATCAGTTTGAAGCGGTGCAGCCCGATAGGGTTGCCCTTGGTGTCGGTCTCGCTGCCTTTCAGCCCGCTGACCTTCGGGAGTACGTCACCCCGGTAGCGGTTAATCGTGCGGGTCCACCACAGGTCCATCGTCAGGAAACCGTCGCTGCCCGACAGGTTCGCGAAGAACGCGCCCAGCTTAGGCCCGAACTCGACGGCTGATCGAGGCACGATCATCGCAGCAGGCATGCCGCTGGCCGGGGCCAATCCCGCCGCCCTGCGCTGCTTGTTCATATCGGCGACCGTGATCTCTTCGAGCAGCTGCTTGCGCGCGTTGTCGTAGCCGCCGAACTCCTCGGCGAGCGCCTGCATCCGGCCCAGCTTCAGGGCCATGTCGCCGCCTCGGATGGCCTTCGGCATAGCGCTCTTCATGTCACCGTCGACGCGGAACTGCTTGAAGATCGTATTCGCCAGCCGGTAGTTGTCGCGAACCTTCTGGCCGTTGGACGTGATCGCGAGGATCATGGTCATCAGCGAGCGCGCGTCGGCGACCGTAGCGACACCCGGCAGGGGGCTGTTGCGCCGATCCAGAACGGACTGGTCCTTCAGCTCGGGGAAGATGCGCGCCATGATGTCAAGCGCTTGCTGGAACTTCTCTCCGTACCAGCCCTTGGCCGACTTGTCCGGCGTCTGCATCTCGAAGATCGCCTCGTCGGCCATCCAGTTGGCCATCTTCTGGACCGTCTTCGGGCCGCGCTGCTTGCGGTTGATCTTGCCGTACTTGGCGCGCTGCCGCTTCTGCAGCTTGATCGCCAGCTCGCGGGTCTTAGAAGGGACGTCCAACCCCCACTCGGCGAGGTCCTCGGACCCGTCGCGCAGCGACACGGTCTGCATAAACTGATCGCCGTCCGGCGCGTAGATGTCCGACGGGGCCATCAGCAGCTCGTCGTCTAGCTCGCCCACGAGATCCCCGCGAGACGCGGCCTCGAGGATCGCGGCGCGCACGGTCTCCGGCGTCGCCTCCACCCCGCGCTCCTGCAGCTCCCGTCGGATGACGGCGGCGTTGCGCTGGTCTGTCGCGCTACCCGTCTCCGTGGTGATCGCGTCGAACATGCGCATCATGCTGATCCGCTCGTCCGTCGTGCGGGGCACCGCCCGCATCGTCCGGCTGACGACTGACGGCAGGCTGTACTTGTCGGCCAGCTCGCTGACCGGCACGCCCGATCGCGCGGCACGGACGTCGAGGAAGCGCGCCATCGGCAACGCCTCGCGAGAGGCAACCTCGGGAGAGCGCCCAGCTGTCTGCAGCTGCGACACGAGGACTTCGTACTGTACCTGCGCTGGCTCGCTGAGTTCGGCAACCAGTTTGCGCGCCTTGTCGACGCTCTGGGCCATGTTCTCAGCGCTCTCTTTGATCTCCTTCTGGAGGTTCGTGGCCTCGGCCATTGACATCTCAAGCGCGCCGAAGCGGATGTGCGGGCCGAGCGGGCCTTCGAACTTAGTGCCGACGATGTGCGCCGCGTAGACGGCCGTCGGTATCTTGATGTCCATGCCGGTCAGCTTGGCGTCTTCGTACGCCTCGACGGTCGTGTCGGGCAGCGCGCTGAAGAACTCCTCGGCGGTGGTCGCGCCGTCCGTCTGGAACATCTCGGTCAGATCGTCCGGGTTGACGTAGATGTCCTCGACCGGGCCGTCCTTCGTGATCCGCGCGATCAGCTCTTGGTACTTGCGGGGGGCGCGCGTGCGCAGCTTGCTCTCTGAAGCGGAGGTGGACAGCTGGTTGAAGAACTGGCGGCGCTGGTTCGCGGAGTTTGCCTCGGTCGCCCGGTTGATGGCGGCCTTGCCGCCTACGCCTGCGATCTCGAGCGGGGCCGTAACTAGCTCGATGATGCCCTCTAGCACCACCTCGGTCCAGTCAATCGGCATGCCAGCCGCGAACCGGCCCAGCGCTTCGCCGGACGAACCCATTACTGACTGCGTGAGCATCTGCAGCAGGAAGTCCCCGGCGCGGCTCTTGCTCAGCGTCGCGGAGGCCATGCCGCCGGACACTGCGTCGACTATGCCGACGACCAGCCCGTAGGTGTCGGCCTGATTGCTGTACAGCTGCAGAGTGCGAGGGTCGGACAGCAGCGCTGCGCGCCCGTCGGCAGTTGCGATGTCGTAGCCACCGTCTGCGACCAGCTCTTCGAACGCGGAGCCTGAGGCGCGCTGCGCGCTGCCGAGCCCCATCGTCGCGCTGGCGAGCAGCCCGCTGCCGGTCGCGCCTCGGGTGGCTGCGGCCACGGCGATGCCGGGCACGCTCTCGGCGGCCATCTGGAGGCCGAACGAGAAGAACGCGAGCGGGTCGGCGCTGGCGATGTCCCAGACGTTCTGCAAGCCCTGCGCGGCGGTCTCAGCCTCCGGCAGTGCGGCCATGCGTCGCGACACGTCCTTGAACCCGCCGGAGCGGGGGAACATCTCCTCCCGGTCTTCTGACTGTTCGGAGATCGTGCGTAGGATCTCGCTGCGCTCTGCCTCGATCTCTGTCGGGGTCATGTCGTCGGTGAGGCGCAACATGCTGCCGAGCTGGGCGTTAACGTAGACGTTCAAGCTCTGCAAGAATTGGTCCGGCCGACCTACGCGGTCGCCCTCAGGCAGCGCGCTCTCGGCGGCCTGTCGCTCGGCGTAGACTTCCCCGAAGGTCTTGTCTTGGTTTTGGATGTTCCGCTCGAGCTCAGCCAGCGTGCCTAGGCGGTTGGTCGTGAGGACGGTGTCTGCTGTCGCATCAGCCCCGAAGCCCATGCTGTTAAAGAACCCGGCGGCGAACCCGACGTTGCCGAGGTCGTCGTACGCCAGCTCCATGTTGCCGGGGCCGCCAAGAAAGTCTGCGGCGGGCTCGGACTGCTCCGCGATCTTCTGCAGTGCAATGACATCTAGCCGGTCCTCCATCGCCGTCGTGGTGTCCGCGCCGGTGTAGCGGGGGTCGAACTCGACGCCCGTCTCGTTGCGGTACCGGTCGGCGACGTAGGCGCGGCGGGCGGCCTGATCAGGGTGGAACTCAGCGCGCTGGCTTAGCGCGGTCGAGGCGCGAAGCAACGCGGAGCGCTTGCGGGTTTGGTCGTAGTTGTCGAAGAAACTAGCGGTGGTGCCTTCCGGCATCGCTGGTACAAACCCGTCAATCGCCATCTCTTAGTTCTCCTGTGCCTGCTCCCCCATCATCGTGAGGTACTTGTCCAGCTGCTGCTCGCGCGAGGCATTTGGGTTTTCTCGCGCGAGCCGCCTCCGAACGTCGGTCGGTATGTCATCAAAGTCCATATCCGGCCGCACTCCAATCCTGTGTAGCGCCTCGCGCTCGTACTGGTCAACAACCTCCTCGGTCGTAGGCTGCCGATCCCAGCGCTGGGCGAGCGCCGCGCCGATGCGCGCCTTCTCGTTAAATGGCACATCCTGCTCGGTCAGGGTGACGTCGACGTCGGCTCCCGCCTCGCGGTAGAAGCTGTCCGCGTATATGCCAGCGCGCGCGCCCGCTAGTCCCGCAGGGTTGATCGAGGTGCTAAACAGCAGGCCTCCGATGGTCTGCTCTAGTAGCTGCTGAGGCATCGCCACGCCGTTGGTGTCGGCGTACGTTCGCATCGCGCCCGTGAGCTGCGTGTTAAAGTTGCGCCACGACTGCATGGTCGCCGTGCCTGCCGACGCGCCGGGGCGCGTGCCGAGCGCCGCTTGGAACTGGTCTGTGGCACTGTTGGCCGCGTCCGCGTAGTCCGACCGCTTGTATATGCGTTCAGCCGTGCGGCCCGCTGCGGCGTCCGCCATCTCGTCGCGGAGGGTGGCCTGCGCGATCTTCATCTCGCGCAGGGCACCGGCGCTCAGCTCGCCCGCGTAGTTGTTCAGGTTGGTGTCGACGAACCGCTGTTGGCGGGCTGTCTCGTTCGACAGGCTCAGGTCAAGGAAGTACTGGTACGTCTCGTCGTCCGTGACGTCGGTGCCGTTGACGTGGTTGCGGTACGCCTCGCGTAGCACCGACATCCCACCCGTGCCGACCTGCACCTTGGTGTCCAACGGGAGGTCGTCGGGGTTCAGGTTCTCGTCGATCATCCGCGCGTGGATGGTCTCCATCGCCTCCGTGCGGCGCATGTCGATTGCCTCGTCGCGGACGCGTAGGCGGGTGACGAACTCGTCGAGCGCGGCTTTCCGCACCTCGGGGTCCGCGATTGCCATGATCTGGTCAAGCCCAGTAGCGAGCTGGCTACCGGTAGCCCGTGCGCCGGACGTCTCCTCCGCCACCCCGGCGGCGGGCGTGGCGTCGTCGATCGGCGCGGCCGGGTAGTCGCTTCCCCGCCGGATGCCTAACACCTTGGCTGCGGCGAACGTCGCCGACGCTACTGTGTCGTCTATGTCTCCGCCCATGATGCGGACGCTGCCGTCATCCTCGTACCCTTGGAAGAACCCGACGCGGCCGAACGGCGGTGCGCCCCGCTCCAGCACGACGATGTCGCCGACTTGAGGGTCGCCGCTGCTGTCGACACCCCAATCTAAGAAGGACCGGGCCATAGTGCTCGACGTGCCCGTCATGCCCGCCTGCCCGAGCGTTGCGTTCACAAAAGCGGCGGCCCAAGCGGTGACCGCCGGGTCGAGCGCGACGCCGCCGTCGCGCATGTACTGGGTCAGCGCTGCGTTCTGCGCGTTCTCGTCCATGCCCAGCACCCCTGAGGCCACGCCGACGAGGGCGTTGGTCTGGGCCAGTGCGACGGAGGTGCCCGGCTCCGCGCTGGCGGCACCGGCGGTGCTTGGGGGGCTTGCAGGGCCCGACGAGCCGCCGGAGGAGCCAGACGTGTCGGCCGCAGCGGGCGTGTCGGGCGCGCCTGCCGGGGCGAACATCGGGCCGACGATGTCGTTGGCCTGCTGTTGGAGGACTGCAGGCGCTAGTGCGTCCGTGAGCCTCCGGTGTTCGACTGGGTCCATGTCGAGACGATTGATCTCTAGGAACTGAGCCGCGACCGCAGGGTCCTCGAACGCGATGCGCCCCGCGCGGTAGGCTAGACTGTCCGAGGTGAGCTCGGCCCGCTCCGCCCGCAGCTTCGCGGGGGTCCAGCCGTTCAGAGCCGCCTTCTCCGCGAGACTAGCCTGCGCCGCGTCCATGTGCTGCTGCGCCGCCTCGGGGTCGTTGTACGCGAGGTTCGCAGCTTCCACGGATGCCGCGATTGAAGTGTTCACACCGCCGTTTACGTGCGACCGTCGCTGGGAGCTGTTGTGCCGGATCGCGGCGTCTTTGATCTGTATGTCGACGTCATCGGCGCGGCGCGCGAACGCGGCGCGCGCGCGGGGGCTCAGTCCGCCCTCGATCCCGCCTCGGGCTTGCGCCAGATCGTCGAGAGCTGCCATGCGAGCGCCCTCAAGCGCGTTGCTCCCGGTCTGGTTCAGGTAGCCGGTGCTCGGGTCGTACAAGACGCGGCGGCGGTGGTCGAGGTACGCGCCGTAGGCGGTGTCCGCATCCGCGCGCGCGACCAGCTGCTCTTGGTAGTCCATCGCCTCCGCGACGTTTGCCACGCCGGTGCCGAGACGCTGCAGCGCCTCGCCAAAGCCAGACCCCGCTGCGGTGGGCGTCATGAAGGCCGAGGCCCGTTTGTTCGCCAGTGGGGACGTCTGAACCTGAACGCCGTAGCGTGGGATGGCGACCATTACCGGGTACTCCCTATCTGTCCGGCCGTCAGGCCCGCTTTGTACTTGTAGTAGCTCGCACCGCCGGAGAGGACCGTGCCGACCGCGCCGATGCGCGCTGCCGCCTGCGTGTTCTTACCCTCCATCTGCGTGAGGGTGGCCTGCTTGCGCGTTTGAGCCGCGCCGAACCGGATGCCGTCCGCCTCGCGGCGGGCGTTCTCTGATGTTCGCATCACGTCGAGCTCGATGTTGCGGGCGTTGTCCAGCATGACGTCGAGCGGCGATCCGAAGTTGATGTCGATGTTGCCTGTCGCCGCGCTCGCGCGCCCGGCACCTTGCACCTGCGCCCCGGCCTTCTGCACTTCGCGCACATTCTCGGAGCCGCGTACGATGGCGTCGGCGACCTGCGTCTCCTCGTAGGCGGCCTGCTGCCGCAGCATCGCAGCGTTGTAGTTGCCGCTCTCAGCCGCCGCGTTACCGGCCATGATCGTGCCGCCTGCGGACATCGCGGTCGAAGCGATCATAAGGCCCGATATAAGATCACACATCGTCGCGCTCCATTGTAAATTCCCGCACCACCGCGCCGCGCGCTGTGGTCAGGGGTTCGCTCATTTTGAAGCCCGCAGCCTGCAGGTACCTCTTTGAGACTGTGTTCTCGTCGTGGACATAATTGCGCAGAACACGGAAGGTGGTCAACAAATGCCTGAGGTATGCTCGCGTGCCGCGCACCAGCGCCACGCCGTTCTCCGCCGCAACGTCAGTGCCGAGGAGCCACGGGACCCCGATGTCGCCGAGCACGGAGCCCGTCGTGCCGAAGAAAGCGGTCGGCTCGCCGTCCACCTTCACGAGGTAGTATTCGCGGGTGAGCCGGATGCTGTAAGTCAGCGCCGGGAGGGGGCGGTGCCGGGACATGGTCCAGACCTCGCGGCGATCACCCTCGCGCATGTTAGCCGCAACGTGCAGGAGGTCGCCGATGGTTGCGGCTCTGCTAATCTGTATGTCAGTCATCCTCAGTGACCCAGTCCGGTGCGAGGCCGGTGATGGTCATCGGCAGGGGGTACTTCTGGCGCACCTCGATCTTGGCGTCGCGCTGCCAGTCGCCTTCGATTGGGATAGTGTAGAGCCCCGTGAGCAGCGGGATCGGCGTGACGCCGGTGTACTCTTTCACCTCGTTGAGGAACTTACCCGGCAAGCCGACCGCGACGCCGCGCGTCTCTTGCACGCCGACCGTGACCTCGCTGGCCGCCTTGTACGACCCGCGAGATGACCCGCTGCGCAGGGCGCTCCCGAAGTCCACGCCTAGCGTGATCAGGTACGCCTCGTAGGATAGGCCGATCTGCACCTTAGCCGCCGCGAACGGGAGGGTGACCACGCCCGCGCCACTGACCACGAGGCCCTCTTGCACACTGCCGTCCGCCAGCGCGATCACCGTCTCGCCGCGCAGGTGCAGCAGCCCGCTGATCGTCGTAGTCGATGCGCCGCTGTACGTGAACCCGCAGTCGACGAAGTAGCAATCCTCGACCGCTGCAAAGTCGCGCGGCGCGAGCCGCTCGACCAGAGTTGTCGTCCGGCCGTCTAGCGTGCGCTCGACGACGAAGTAAGGCACGTCTACCGCGTCCTCGCGGACCACTTCCACTTGCTTAACTAGCGTGTCCGCGCCGCCCAGCGCTTGCTTGGTCCAGCCCCAGACCTCGTGCTCCAGCAGGTAGGTCAGGGTCAGCAGCGTGCCGTCGTCGAACGTCACCCACACCACGCTGTCAGGGTGTTGCGCGTAGGCCCAAGACACTATCGTACGGCGCTCGAACAGGTGGCGAGCTAGGATTGTCACCTCTGCGCTGGCGACGTCTTTACGAGGGCGCGCCTCGCGGATGTGGCGGCCGTTGTTCAGGACGTGGAGCGCCACGGTCCCGATCAGCAGCGGCTTGGGGTACTCCGCCGACCCGTAATAGGTGAGCGGGCGCACGATGGGGTTGCCCGGCGCGATGTAGCCCTTCTGGTCTCCGCCTTGCAGTGTCCACTCGCCGCCAGCGGTGAAGATCATGTGCGGGTCGTTGGGCACGATGGCCGTCACCCGGTTGAGCTTCTGAGCGCGCATGCGGAAGGTCACCGCGTCGTCGTCCACCGGGCTGAAGGCGCGGTTGTAGTTGAGCGGCGACTGGCTGTTTGACATCTCGACCAGCTGCGGGTTGTTGAACGTGGCCGCGAAGGTCAGCCGCTGCTCGATGAAGCCCACACGCTTCGGCCGGTCACTCGCCGTGGCGAAGGGGTCGCGGGCCTGCTGGGGCGTGATCGCGGTGTCCGCGATGATGTTCTCGTCGACGAACGTCGTGGCGAGCGTGTCGCCGATAAAGCCGAACAGCCCGTTGCTTTTCTTGTACACGCGGTATCGGTCAGCGCCTGTGACGGTGGACCACGTGACGGTGTTCTGGTTGCCGACCGTGGTGAGGTCGTTTGTGATGTCGTCCTCGGTGCCCGGCAGGCTCTCTTCGCCGGTCTCACCGTTGATCGCTGCGACGGTGTAGGTGTAGCTGATCGACCCGCTGCCGGTCGACGCGGCCGCTGCGACGCTGCCCGGCGCGGCAATGGACGGCTCGAACGTCACCGCCGTGAAGGTCCAATCGTCGTCCGCGATCCGAAGCAGGGCCTGTGGGTCGTACGCGGTGCTGGCCATGTAGAGCGTGTCGACGTCTTGGGTGAACTCGACCTGCGACATGTCCTCGATGGCGTACGGCGACGCGACCTCGAAGACCTCGTAAAGTAGCGCCCCCGCGTCGATAGTGCCCCACACCCCGGCGGACGTGTCGACGGTTGTGCCGTCGGAGATCGTGAACGAGACCGTGGCACTTGCGATGGCTGTGACCGCCAGCACTTGTTGGTGCAAGGCGTGGGTGCCGTTGGGGTCGATGAAGTAGACCAACCGCCCCACCGTGAACAGCCCCGCCGCCGTGGCGTTCGCCATCGTCAGCTTGCCGGGGTCGGCCGCCGTGACTGCGGTGACGCTTTGCCCGGCGATGGCCGTGCTCAGGACGTACGCGCCGCGCTTGATCACGCGCATGACGGCGTCGCTGATCTCCAGCATGTAGGTGTCGTCGACGCTGAACTCGAAGGGTACGAGCCACTGCGCACCGTCGCCGGTGCTCGTGTCGTAACCCCCGGCCAGCTTAGTGCCTGCCCGGTTTTCCATGCCGCCCTGAGGCAGGACAATGGTGTTCTCCGCGTCTGACACCCCGGTCTGGTATTTGCTTGTGTCGGTTCGGTCGAACATCCCCGGGCCGACGATGCCGGAGTTGAACGCCTTTTGATGGTTTTTCATGGGTTAGCTCCAGTATATGGAGCCGTCGACCCCGGAGCCGTCGACCCCGGAGCCTTCGCTACCCCTGCGATCCGTCAGGTATTGGCTCTCGTACGCGTAGTAGCTCGGCTCCTGCCCCGCGTCAGCTTCGACGGCCAAGGCAAGGTAGTATTCGTAGAACTGGTTTTGCGCTTCCAGCATCGACCCTTTGCGGGTCAGCGTGGGTGCCATATGGCGGGCCATCAGGTGGCTCACCGCGAGGCTGAAGTTCTCGGGCCAGTCGCCCGGCGTCACCGCGTTTGTTAGGATGTCCGCCTTGGCCGGGCTGACGTTGCAGTACAGCGAGCCGCCGAGGCGTTGGAACGGGACGGGAGGTTGGCGGGGCTCCCCTACCGGGTCGACAGTCGGGACCAGCCGCACGATGTCCACCGCGTTTCCGGGGATGTCGTACCGATAGGCCCAGCGCTCCGCGTAGTTGTTGTCAAGAGAAGCCAGCGTCTGGATCGCGCGGTCAAACGTCCAGTTGGATCTGACCTTCGCCTGCCGCGCGGCTTTGCCGTACCAGAAATTGCAAGCGCGCGCCTCGGCGCTTGTCTCGGTGAGCGACACGATGCCAGTTTTACCCAAGTGTCCTAGGGCCATGTTGGCGATGTCTACTTGGCTGTACCCCATGTCGCTCTCCTAAACGTGATCCCCGGCTATGCCGGGCTTACTTTGCGCTCGCGACCGGTGTGCGGCGGCGGCGGCCTTCTTTCGGGACGGTGGGCGCGGATGTGACCCCGTCGGTGTCGGTAGCGGGTGTCGTCGGGGTCAGAGCTGGCGTCGCCGACGGTGCGGCGGCGTTGTGCTCGTCGTGGTTGACCGCCTCAGCTGGAGCGTTGACGGTCGCGGTAGGCGCGGGGGTGCCCGCGACCTGAGTGCGCTCGGCCGAGGCTGGGCCGTCGAGCGTCTGGAGGTGTGCCGCCAGTTCGGCGAGCTGGCGCTGCAGGACGAGGATCTCTTCAGCCTGCCCGCCGGACTGCAGGCGCTCGCCTGTGATCGCGTCGCGAGCTGCGTTGGTCTGGGCTGCGTGGCGGCGTGCGTACTCTGCGCCACTGGCGGTATCGGCCTCGACCATCCAGCGCTTCGAGAAGCTCTTGGCGGGGTTTTTGATTGTAAAGGTTGCACCGGCGCGGCGGTACTCTCCGTAGAAGCCGTCGCGCGTCGCGTGGACTTCGAGGGTCTCGAGGGTTTCGAGGCTTTTCTTGGCGGACATCGGTATCTCCTGTGCGTGTGCTTGCGGTTTTGGGTGGGGGTGGTCAGATCTCCGCACCGGCTGTGGGGCGGCGCGGAGGTCCTAGGCTAGGCTCAGATGTCTTGCTCTTCGTTACCGAAGACGAACCCGGCCGTGATCTTGCCTGCCGAGGCGTCAGTGCCCGCGACGGTGTAGTTCAGACGCATGTAGCGCTGGGCGGTGCCGCGCGGTACCCACTGGATGGGGAACACGTAGCCCGCGATAAGATCCGCTACTGGAACCGCTGGGCTGGATAGCACAGTGGTCGGCGAGGCGAAGTTCTCGACGGTGTCTACTTGCACGCCAACAATAAGCGAGGTCAAGGTCGCGAAGGCCTGCACGACTTGCAGGCGCATGTGGATAGGGCTTCCCTTGCCGATGTCGCGTGTGATGGCGTTTGCGCCGTGCTTGGGGGTGTCAGTGGCCCCAAGGTCGATGACGTTCGTCGATACGGCGGTCGCGGTGATCGCCTGCGCATCGGAGAACAGGTTTGTGCTGTCGAAGATCATGGTCTCATCCTTTGATCAGTCCGGTTGCATTACCCGGGCGAGGTCATCCCGCCCGGGTCAGGCGGCTCAGGTAACCTGCGCCTCCGTTTCGAGGATCGCGTCCATCCGACGGATCGGGTGGCCGAGGAACATGGGGATCTTGCGACCCGCGTACTCTTCGAGCGACAGTTCCACGTTGGTCTTGTTCATGGCCTGCTTGTGCAGGAACTTGGCGATTGTGCGCGAGCAGTAGATCACCAAGTTACCGTTGGCCATGCCCGGGTTGTCGAGCTGGTAGTATCCGTCGATCATCAAGTTGATGAGGTCGGCACCTGCACTCGCGTCGCCAGTCAGGTTAGAGACATCGACGTTGGCGATGCGGACGATAGCACGCCAGTCACGCACCGACATGCCCACATCCATCCCGAACTTCTCGCGGTAGACTTCGTAGAGGCCGCCAGAGGAGGTCTCCTTGGTGTCTACGCCGAGATCCTTGCGGGTCATGCCAAGCTGGCTGCCCTCAGGGTACAAGAGGTGGCAAGTCTGCTCGCCCCAAGTAACGAAAAAGATCGAGGTGTTGTCGCTGCCGACACCGCCAGCGTCGACGATCTGGTTGCCGTTGTCGGCGGACAGATCGCTGTAGCGAGCGGCCAGACCGGTGAACTTTTCCGGGTCTGTCGCGGTGTCGCCGTAGAGCATGACCTCGGCCAGCTGGTGGGCGATACCCATGATGTGCGACTTGCCTTCGTTCATGCGGAACTTGGCAGGGTTCTTGGCCTTCTCCACCAGCTTGGCGTCGATCTCGGACCAGTCTTCCATGAAGCCAGTGGCGTCACGGACCTGAGTGGTCGTGCCTTTGGTGGGCTGCACGCCTTGGTACAGCTTGCGCCATGTCGGCTCAGGAAGACCTGCGCGCATGGTGGTGAGGTGCGAGTTGCCTTCGTTACATTCGAAGGTTGGCGCGTCCGCGATCATGTCGTTCTGTTGCGCCATGATCTCGATGATGTCTGCGACCTCGTCGTTCTTGTTTTGCTGCTTACGCAGGTCTGCAAGGGACAGGTAGCTGTTGCCTACGGTGGCCATAGGTTAGGTCCTCTTTGTTGTGGGCGTCGTCTTACCATACCAAGATACCTCGGTGGGGACGTCGCTTGTGTCTACGGTGTCTCCGGGGACGAACGCGTCCTCCCCGATGGCGGAGGCTACGCGGGTCATGAACCGGATCATCTCTGGATGGTTGCTCATGCCCGTCTCGGCAAGTGCTACGGTCAGCTCGGGAGTGCCGAGCTTCTGCAGCGCTTGGTTGCTTATCGCGACCGTTTGGTCCCAGCGCTCGTTGCCGATCTCCGGGTCCGCCTGAGCAGCGTTGGTCCACTCAGTGACGCGATTTACAAACTGCGACGCATCGGCTTCCGCCTTTGCGCCGATCTGCCCACTGTACGCCGCGACCAACTGGTTGGCCTGACCTTGTGTGATGCCGATCTCCTTGAAGAGCGGTGACATGGCTTCCGCCATAGTCGTGTCCAGCTCCATGCCTTCCGGCATCTCGAACTGGTACTCCTCAGGGACAGCGTCGTCGCCTTCTTTTGGTTTGTCGTCACCGGCGTCGTCTTTGCCAGCGTCTTTGTCTGATGCGTCATCGTCCTTTGGTGCATCGGCATCGCCGGTGACGGCGGCTCCCGCACCTAGGACGGCGTCAGGCGCTGCGGCGGATTTCTCATCGCCATCGCCTGTGCCACCGCTTAGGTCGGCATCAGTACCCCCGGCGTCGTCGCCGGTTGCCTCGTCCCCAGTGTCGCCACTGGGTGTGTCGCCGCTGCCGCCTTCGTCAGGCGGTGCCCAAAAGGGCTGCATGCGGATCATGTCTCGGATGTTCATTCTTGTTCTCCCACAGTCTCATTGGCGGCCTCGGTGAGGAGGCTCGGGAACGCGTGCTTATCCGCCGCGTTCAACTCAGCGATCACCCAGAGCGCGATGCCTCGCGCGCCTGCGTCGGCCGTCGGGTCGAACAAGCCCGCCGCGTCCAGAAGACGTCGTACGAAGCGGCGAGATGGCTCGTGGGCCAACATCGCCTGCACTTCGCGGCGTTGCTCGTTCATGCGTTTCCGCTGACTGCGTGATAGCTCGTTGTCAGTACTCATGGCCGCACAGTACGCTGCACCCCCGCCGTGCGGGCAAGCATTAAATACTTACCCGCTTAGGGGTCACCTCAGGCCTGCCTTAGCCAGTACGTCGCCCGGGGCTGCGCCTCGAGGGTTATCGGCCTCGCTGACGAGGCGCGCAGCCTCGGCGCTCTGCTTGACAGCCCCCGCGATGTTTGGTGCCTGCTCGGCCATCTGCATCGCTTGCTCCATCTCGGCGCGCTGCTCTCGCACGGTCGTTGCCTCCTCGGTCGACTTCACGATCTCGGGCGGCACGCCCAGCATGTCGGCGTACTCGTCGATGGTCTTGTCGGCGTCCAGCTTGTCCATGACCTCCGGCTTGATGCCCGCCAGATTACCTGCGAAGCCCCAGACCCGTTCGATAGCGCCGGTTGCCACAGCCTTCTGAGCCTGCGCCAACATCCCGATGAACTGCACGTTCAGCTCCTCACCCTCCAGCTCAGCTGGGGGCGGCGGCACGCGGCCCATCTCGATGACGCGCTCCACGCACAGCGAGACCAGCGGCTCCAGCTTCTCGAACTGGCTCCGCTCGAGGACGGGGCCGAGGCCGAGCAGCTTCTCTTCGCGCCGCTCGTCGATCTCGGTGGCTGTGATCTGACGCCGGTCGAGGCTAGAGATCATCATGAAGAGATCCGCGTACATCGCCGACCAGATGTCGTCCTTGGTCTGCTCAGTGTCCTGCCGCAGCTCCCCGAACTGGGGCGTCACTTGGAAGGCTGGCTGCAGACCCTTGCTAGGGTCGGCCATGAAGTTCACAGCCCCCGGCATCATGCTGAACGCGCTGTTGCGTAGGTCGCTGTGGGCGTTCATCGGAGGGCGGTTCACCCGCCGCAGCATCTCCGCGTAGTCGCGGCGCTTGCTCATAAGCTCCTTGCAGTCTGGCAGGGCGTCCATCCCCGGGCTCCGGCCGTACACTTCGAAGCCTTGCACTTCCCAGCGGCTGGCGCTGATCGGGTTGCGGTCGTAGCCGAGGTCGCCCATCAGCTCGTCGTGCTTCTGGTCGTCCATCCAGTACATCGACGCGATGGGCTTGTTCTTGCCGTTCATCTGGCGGGGGTCGCGGTCGCTGCTGTGGCGGGGCGTGACGAGATGCGAGACCTTGAGCATATGCCCGATGTCGCCCTTGTCGAAGCTCTGCTTGACGTGCGTCGGCACCTTCGACCAGTCTGGCGAGGTGGCGAAGCGCTGCCCTCCGTAGACGAACTTGCCTACGATCTGGTTCACGGTCATCTGGAACTCGCGGTACAGCGTGTCGATCCGGTTCTTGTCGCTGGCCCCGAGCCAGTAGCTACCCGGCACCAGCTGCATCGGGCGGATGCCGAGGAGCTCGTCATCCTCAATTAGCGTGCTCTCTGTGCCGTACGCCCCGAGATCCCCCCAGCACGAGTGCAGGGCGTTGTACATGCCGCTCTTCGCGAGCATGATGCGGGCCTCTTGGAGCAGCTTGTTGGTGTACTCTTTGACGGCGGGCCGCTTACGTAGGTCGGGGTCGTCGTGCTGCAGCGTGAACCACGGGCGCGACTGGCTGGTGACGCCAGCCTGCATGCCGGACTTCAGGATGCGCAGGGCGCGGTTCGGCGTGCTGTTCAGTAGGGCGCTGTTCACGCGTTTGCCGCGCTTCGTCAGCTCCTGACTGGCCGGATCGCTGCCGGAGAACAGCCCACGTCGCGGCGACATGAACTTCTCGATCTCGGCGTAGTGATCGTCGAAGTCCTCGCGGTGCGCCTTCAGGGACCCCGCGATGCGTTCGGTGCGCTTTTTATCCATGCTAGGCTCCTAGAACTGTCTTGGGTGTGGTCATGCCGGCCGGGCCGCGCGTCGCGCCCAGTACGGCTGTCGGGGCCCGGCTTCGGAGGGACCCGGCGGCGGATGCCGAGGCGCGAGGTGTCTGGCCCGTAGCGCCCGCGATGCGGACAGGGGCCCTACCGGCCGCCGTGGGTGCCGGGGCACTCTGCACCGGCATGGAGGGTTGGCTCATACACATGCTGTGCTCCTTGCGTGGTTTTGCGGACCCTACTCATAGGTCCGCGTGTGGGTCAAACACCTCGTTGCCGTTGGCGCGGCCTCGCGCCTCAGGCCGGTCGGTGGGGTTGGCAGCTCGAGTAGCCGTGACGCTGATCGGCACGTCGCGCTTCACCACGGGCTCCGCGAAGCTCAACGCCAGCGCGTCGGCCCTATCGGGGGATGCCATCTGCAGCCGCTTCATGTCCTCCTTGGACATCAGCAAGATCGTGCCGTCCGGGCGTGGTTTGGTCTGGATCGCGTTTAGGTCGGTGCGCAGCTTCTCGTCGACAGGCAGGCAGCCGCCGCTCTCCAGCCACTCGATGATGTCGCTGTACATCTCGGCGCGCTTGTTCGCGAAGCCGGGCTTACTGGCCCCGGACCCGAAGCCGATCAGTCGCCAGTCGCGGCCGATGGTGATGCCGTACGAGTAGATGCCGGTACCCCAGCCGATGTCGATGAACACGGCGTCGGCGTCGTGCATCACCTCGTAGTTGGCGACGATCCGGCCCACCTCGATGTCGTTGGTGTTGCGCGCCATCGTCTCGAGGATCTTGAACACGAGGCCCTGCCGCATGCCGATCACCAGCTCGTCATCACCAGTCCACGCAGGGTCGACCGTGATGATCTTGGGCGCGAACTCGTACGACGTGGCAGGCAGGTGGCGGCCCATCGCAGCGTCGACGAGGTGCCCCGGGATCATCTGACGGCTGGACTGGCGTGGGAACTGGCCCAGCACGCGCACGCGGGCCACGTCGCTGTCCGCGCCGTATTTGTCCACGATGTCTTGCAGGACTTTCTTGTTGGTGCCCTCCACTGTCAAGCTGGAGATGTTGTAGGTCTTCCACAGGTGCCGGTCTGCTGTGAAGCAGTTGCGGAACTCGCCGGTCGCCTGTGTCGGGTTCCCGAAGACGATGAAGATCAGCACGGTGTCCGCGTCGGTCAAGGCTCCGAGGATAACTTGCCAGATGCCTGCGTCGATGCCTGAGGCCTCATCCATCATCACGACCACCGCGCGCCCCTTGGCGTGCAGGCCTTGGAACGCTTCGGTGTTGGTCGCGGACCAAGGCGTCAGGTCGAGCCGGTGCTGCTCGGGGTTCTCGGCCAGCTTGATGCTCAGCGTGTCGACGTCGAACAGGTCCCCGTACGCGGACTTCTTGACCCAGTAGCCGATCTCCGGCGAGGTCTTCGTGCGGAGCTGGTTCTCAGTGTTAGCGGTCATCAGGATGCGGGGGCGGTCGAACACGCTCAACGCCCACGTGCTGACAAACCCCATCGCTGCTGTCTTACCGATGCCGTGGCCTGATGCCACCGCGATCCGGCAGACGTCGAACCGCGTCGCCGGGTTCTGCAGGTGCACCGCGATGTCGTTGAGCACCTCGGCCTGCCACGCGCGGATGTCCTCATGCTCGAATGGCGTACCCGGCACACCCCACGGCCATGCGTGCTCCGTGAACAGGAGCGGGTCGTAGCGCGCTCGGTTTGCGAAGGCGGCCAGCGTCGCTCGTTCGGCGCTACTCAGCATCGATCACCCCCTGCATGCCGCCGAGCATCTCACCCCAGCCTGCGCCCCGGTTGATCTCAATGGTCGTCTTCTCTCGCCACTTATCCGGGCGGCGGTTCTTCAACCAGTTCAGTGATGCGCCAGCGTCGGGCACCAAGACGCGCTCGCTGACCGTGACGTCCTCACGGCGCGTGCCATCCTTGTCAACGTAGTTGCGGGTCGATGTCTCTCGGTACTCAAACCCGGTGGCTCGGTCGAAGAAACTGTCCTCCACGCGGTCGTCAGCTGATGCGCGCACGCGTAGTACCTGTTCCTTGAACGGGGGATGGTTATCCATCAGCTCGTAGTACTTGTCCTTACTCATTCGCAGGTGTCGCGTCAGCGCGAGCACGGTGCCTGAGCCGTCCGTGTACTCAGCCACTCTCGCGGTGGCCTCGTCAGGCGTCAGTGTGGGTCTACCGGGTGGTCTGGGCATATGTAGCTCCTCTAGTGTTGAGGCATGCTACATCAAGTACCCTGAAACGAGCAAGCCCCGCGCGAGGCGGGGCTTGTGGTTGTTCAGGGGGCGGTGGGCCAGTCGGTGGTGGTCGGGGGTCCGAACACAATGGTCTTCACAGGCACTTCCGGGTGGCGGCGCGCTAGCGACGCCGCCCAACCCACGGTGCCTCTTCGGTAGCTTGCGTGGCCCCGCGCGGGAGCCCGCTCAGCTGGTGGCTGGTTAGCTGGGCCCATGAACCAGCCGTCAGCCGCGAGGCCGGGCCTAGCCGTAAACAGGTGCACCAAGCCGTTGGCGTTCCGCGCCATGAACTTGAAGTCTTCATGGACGTGCGACCATGCGATACTGTCCGGCGTCGTGTTGACGACCCGGTACACGCTGGTCTGCTTCAGGCCGCCCGCTGCCGCACTGCGCGGCACTGGCTCCCATTCCGGCACAGCGCCCCGGTACACGATCAGCGAGTGCGCTTGTTGGATAGCGCGCTGCTCTGCGAGCAGTAGCAGCCCATAGGGTGTGGTGTTTTGGTGCATATCTCTCATGCTTTTTCCTCTTCGATCCAAAGTTTAATCAGCTTGCGGAGCATCGCGGTGGCTTCCTTCAGCTCACCGCGACGCAGCGTGTCGTAGGCCCAGCGCACCTGTGACCGGTGGCTCAGCGGTAGGTGGGGCTCGGCGGGCGGCGCGCTGGGCGCGACCCCAAGGGCTTTGACGACGCGATCCACCGCGTCGTCGAGTTCGTCGATCAGAGCCTGCTTATCCGCGCCGGGTATCGCAGGCTGCGTAGCCGCTGCCGTAGCCAGTTGGTCGATGGCCTCAACGGCCACACGGGCGAAGCCCGAACCCACTAGCGCAGCCACCAGACGTCTGCCCAGAAGACGTCGGCGTGCCAACCCCTAGGGCCCTTGATCAGGTTGCAGTTCTCCCACGCCCACTTGCGGTCGGCGTGGGTGCTGCGGCGGCGGCGCTTCCAACGGATGCTGCGACACTTCACAGCCCACCACCTGTCATGAGGTAGCGCAGGATCAGGCTGATCACGAAGCCGGTGGCGGCCCCGAAGATCGCGTACGAGAGCAGCCCGTCTGCCCGACCTGCTCGGCGGCCCCTGTCGAAGCCCTCAAGCGTGAGCTTGAAAGTGACCTTGGAGAGCTCGTCGAGCTCCCGCCGGAGCCTGAAAGCCTCCGCTCGGTGACCGGCGACCTCGCGCCGGGCGTCGTCACCCAACTGACCAGTGAGCGCAAGGGCCTCGATCAGGTCACGAGGCGGCGTGTCCTCGGTGATCTCCCGCCCGCCGAAGTACAGCGTTGTTTTCTCGTCTTTCATCGGTTCTCTCCTTGGTTTGCGACCCTTAAGTACCTGAGGTAGTACTAACCTGTCAACGCGTCATGTATCCAATGTATCCAATGTATCCACTTTTTCCTACGCGGGGCTGTGAAAAAGAACAAACCCCCTAGTACTACTCCTCATTTATTTTTCTCCACACTTTTATAGGGGTTTATTTGGATACATGGATACATTTGGGGGTTTTCAACGGCTTAGGGGGGATACATTTAGGGTACAGATCTGGATACATGGCCAGAAAAGTGGATACATCGCCGCGACCGCCCGCCTAGTACTCTGCGCGCGCGCCGGGACGCTGCCACCTTAGGTTGAGTTCCCTCCAGATCACTCGCTAGTACTGCAAAATGTATCCACTTTTCCGGCCATGTATCCGCATGTATCCATCCAAGTGGATACATGGATTAGGCGGTTTTAGGCTCCAGTTGCGCGACGTCGTGGCCGATCTGGGCCGCGAGTTTTGCGCGCTCTGCGAGCGGCACGGTACCATCGCAATACGGCAGCGTCAGGATCACGTTCTTACGCACGTCGGCGCTGTCGAACCCGTAGCGGTAGCTGCCCTTGAAGCACCACGCGCTCCTCGCGTCATTCGCGATAGCCTCGAACCCGGTGGTCGGCGCGGTGAGCTGTCGCACCTCTACCTTAATGCGCCCCTTCTCGATAGGCGGCGTGCGGCCGAGGGTCGACGCGATCTCAGTGTAGACCGCCTCTGTGATGGAGGTCAGCGTGCCGCCCACGACACCTCGCATGGCGAGCTTGCGCAGCACGTTTCGGAGGGCAGGCTCCACGTACCCTTCGGCACCCTCGATCATCGCCAGCTTGGCGTCGGTGTCGAGCGTCTCACCCATCCTGACGACGTCGCGGCTTGTGACCGGGACCTCTTCCATCCAGTCGATGATCGCGGCCATCGCGCCGTCGGTGACGTCGCCTGTCTCGACAGGCCTCACGAACTGCAGGTACCGCTGCACCAGCGCGTCGCGGGAGTACAGCCGAGGCCCGTTCGATAGAACCGTGATCCGCCGGTCGGTCGGTTTGATCGGTATCGCCGCGATGTTGTTCGTGGCCCCGAGAAACGAGAAGTACGCCCGACCCTCGCGGCTCTTCACAAACTTCTCGGTAAACATCTGCACGTCCTGACCCGGCTCGATCAGCTCTTTGATCCGCTCGTACCCGGCCTCTCGGTCTTTATAGCTGCTCACGCCCACCAGCAGCTCCGCCACGGTGACCAGCACGCAGTTGCGGCCCCAGTCGTTGTATTGAGACTGCGATCCCGTCCCAGTGAACGCACCGGAGCTGACCGCCTTAGCCGCGCGGCCGTGGATGTGCTTGAGCAGGCTGAATAGGATGCCGCGACCGCTGCCGCCGTCCGGCGACACCATCACAACGCCCTGCCCCCGCACGTGCGGCCGCTGCCACAACACCCGCATC